TCTAATATATCTGCTACACCGGGATACGGTGGTGGCGCACCTACGGGTCAAGCTGGACAAGCACCTGAATTAAACTTTCCTGTGCCATCTACAAGTCCTGCACCTGCATTTTCTGCTGCTGATATTCAAGCTGGTACTAGACCGACACCTACAGATTTAGCAACTTTTCAAGCACAAAATCCTCCTCCTACTGATGTTCCGGGAGCTATGGCATCCCTTAGTCAAGGTACTAAACCAGACCAATCTAATTTTATTAATCAAGCATTACAAAAATTACAGACTCCTGAAATGCTCGGCAAATTAGGACTTACTGGAGGTTTAGGAATATACAACGCAATACAAAATAGACAAGCACAAGCCGGTAATGATGCAGCTGTAGCACAAAAACAAGCGTTAGCTGCACCATATCAACAACAGGGTCAGCAATTAGTGGGTGCTGCTCAACGTAGTGAATTAACTCCAGCTAATCAACAGGTTATACAACAACAACGTGCTAGACTTGCTCAAGCGTCTGCAAATATGGGTGGTGTTGGTCAGCAGCAAATTGAGAATCAAATTAGTTCATTAACAGCTAATTTATTGCAAAACCAATATCAATACGGATTACAAGTGATGCAGATTGGTGACAATATTTCTCTTGGTGCTATTAATACACAGTTGCAATTAGACCAACAATTAAATGCTGCTAATAAACAATTCTATATGGGACTTGCTAATTTAGTTGCTGGTAGTCCTACATACATTAATCAAACAAAGGTAGGTGGATAATGGCTGATATGTCTGCACTTACAGGAGCTTTAGGCACAGAGCTAGGTTCCTCTATTAACAATTTAGCTAATATTGACCCAACAAAAGGTGTTTCAGAAAAGTTGTACTTGCAACAATCTAAAAATATTTTAGATGCTCAAAAAAATATGGCTTTAGAAGAAGTCTACTTTAAAGGACAAGCTGCTGATTATCAAAAAGCACAAAGTGATGCTTACTTAGCAAAACAAAAAAAAGAATATGAAGATACTTCAGAAAAAACCAAAAAATTAGAAGAGCAGCAAAATTGGGAATATCCTGAGTTTCATCCAACACAAACCAACTTACAAGATATGGCTACTATTTTTAGTCTTGTCGGAATTGTAGGAACAATGCTTGGCGGTGGTGGTCGCAATGCTGGAATGAACGCTTTATCTGGAATGACCGGCATGATGGAAGGTTGGAAAAAAGGTGAAAAAGAAAAATTCAATCAAGAAAAAATTACTTTTGATGAAAACATCAAAGTTATGGAACAAAAAAATAATGCTCTGCAAAAACGGATTGAACAAGTTACTAAAGATTCTGTTCGTAATAGGGAGGCAGCAAAAGATGAGTACGCTGTCTTATTAGCTGAAAATCCATATTTAAAAAAATTGGATGCTATTGGTGGTGTAAAAAGTGTTATTACTGGTGCTGCGGAAGCAAATAAAGGAATGTTGAATTTATTAGAATTTAAAGAAAGAAAAGAAGAGCGAGAACAAGCGAGAAGAGAAAAAGTTGCACAAAAAATTGCACATACTTCTGCAGATAGATATGGTTTTGGGGATATTGTGGCAGCAGCTTCAAATGAGGCATCAGCGGCTATTAAAAACATTATGGGTTTACCAATGGAAAGTACATCGGGTATATTTGGTGGTCGTACAACAACAAGTTTGTTTACAGCGCCAGTTGATGCAATGGCTAACAAAATTACTTCAGAAACAGCACAGCGTTATAACGTAGAATCTGGAAAACTTGCTTACAGTTTAGCTCAATTAATGAGTGGCGGTAGAGCTGCTAGAGTTAATGATGTTGCGCAAATGAATAGTATTCTTAGTATTAAAGAAGGTGACACACTTGAAACTGTGGCAACAAAAGTTGCTGAGGCACGACAAATAGCAGAAAGAACAATGGAAGTTCGAGCAAGAAGTTCAAGCACGGACCCCGGATTAAGAGAAGTTTTTAAAGAAAATTTAGCAACTGTACAACAAGTTGTTCCATTTACAGTTGATGATATTAATAAATTTGTTATTAATCGAGACAAATCAACAACATTAATAGATGCTTTATCAAAAAAATATACATCACAAGATAAATACAGTGACCCAGATAAAGAAGCTCGCTATCAAAAATGGTTGAAGGAAAATCCACAATGACAGAAAACGAAGAATTTGAATTTCGTGCTAGAGCGGAAAAAGAAAGGGCAACAAAAAATTTGCCTGAACAAACAAAACCTAAAGACAAATCTCTTATGGAAATGGAAGAAAGGATGTCTAAAGTTGACCCTGAATCTATTTTTGGTCAAGTTCAACAAGGCGCAAAAATTGGTTTTCAAGAAGTTGGTGAAGCCGGAAAACAATATTTATCTGGCGGTGTTACTCCAGAACAATCAAAAAGATTACAAGATTTACAACAACAAAAACAAAAATTAGGAGATGTTGGTAAAGCTGCTACTTATTTGCCAGAAACCGTTGCAACTATTCCTGCAATTATGGCAGCACCGGCTATTGGTACTGGTGCTAGTTTGGCAGCATTATTAGGCACAACTGGATTGTCTCAGGCAATTATGAGACCTGTTGAAAAAGAAACAAAAGGAACTAAAGATTTTATTAAAGAAAAAGCACAACAAGTAGTAGAGGGTGTAAAAGGTGCGGAAGAAGGATTGTTAACAGGTTTAGGAATATTTAAAGGTATTCCTGCGGCTGGAAAATATTTAGCAGAAAAATACGTTGGTGGAAAAACTCAACCAGCAATTACAGACTTGGCAAAAAATTTAGAAAAAAAAGGTGTTATATTAGACCCTGCACAACTTAGACCAGAAAAACCAATTAGTTCACCGGGTTATAAAACACCGGCACAAATTAATAATGAAAAAATATTTACAAGAGAAGCAACAAAAGAAACTGGTTTAGAAACAGAAAATATAACTCCTGAATTTTTAAGAGAACGAAAAGATAAACTTTCTAAAAATTACGACAAAATATTTAATAGAAATTTTGAAATTGACAAACCGTTTGTTGATAAATTGCAAGAAATATCTGATTTTGAACAACGAGTAAATCCTGCTGGTTCACGTCAAATTATTGGTACTGCTAAAAATTTAGTCAACAGATATCAAGAAGAAGCTCTTACGCAACAATTGCAACAACTACAACAAAGAATAAAAAATACAACACGAAAGCAGGGACCGTCTGTTGGTGGTGTCCCACAAAGTGTAAGAAAAGATTTTCCAACTTTGTATTTAAAAGGTGACGCAAAAGCTCCACCTTGGATGGATGATGTAACTAATGCTGTCAACGAATTATCAGATAGTCTTGGATTGCCAAAACCTCCAAAGGTTTATTCTGGTCCGCCTCGCCGTTCTTCTTTATATGGATTAGCAACAGGTGATGGTGATTTAATTGTTGTTTCAAGTAATTTAGATAGAAACGGTGCGGTAGCTACAGCATTGCATGAATTTGGTCATAATGTAGAATTTCAATTATTTGCATACGCACCACAAGCTGTACAAAAAGAAATTATGGCTTCTTATCTTAATCAAAAAGCCACGTTACCTAAAGGTGGTTTAACAACGGAACAGCACAGACCAATTACAGCAGATAAATATGGACCGGGTGTAAGAGATTTACCGGCGGTAGGTTCTTATGAAACATATTTACGCAATTTTAATGAATGGTTTGCTGAACAAACATCACGTTGGATTACAACAACGCAAGCACCAACAAATACTGTTGAAAAGTTTTTTAAAGGTGTTGCAGACGTATGGAAATCTATTTATGCAAGAGTTAAAGGTTCAATACCATTAGTTCAAGAAGTTGACCAATTTTTTAAGTCTAATTGGAAAGGTAATTTAATTAATGATATTGTTCCACCTAATACTTTTGCAGACTCTCCAATGAATCTAGGTGATATTACAGCTAAAATACCGGGTACAGAATTACAAAGGTTGCGGTCAAATTTAAGAGATGTTGCTAACACAAATACTGATGGTGCAATAAGAGAAGCTGCTAGAAATTTTGTTACACAAATTGATGCTATGGTAGGTCGTGAAAATCCACAATTATTAGAGGCATTAATAGACACAAATAGAAAATATGCGGCTACTATGACTTTAGCTAACGGTATTGAAAAAGGGTTTGTTACTCAAGGAAAAATAAGTCCACAAGGTTTAGGTAATCATTTAGCACAACAAATATACGGTTATGGTTTAGGAACAACTAATCATCCTTTGTATGACTTAGGTTACGCTGGGCAACAATTACGATTAAACTCAAGAGCGGAAGGTACAACCATAGAACCTGCTGTTGGATTGGGAGCAAAAACAAAAGCATTGGGAAGAGTGTTAGGAACTGGATTAGGTTCACGTTCTCAATTAGGAAGAAAAATACAACGTAGAATATCGGAACAATAATGCCTAAAAAACAAGATAAGGGTATTAACCCAGACTTAGAAGATGCTATCAATAATATGTTGGCTGACATGAAAACGAATGAAGAGTGGACGTTGACTGACAAAATGAAGATATTAGATAGAGCGTTAAAGTTAGAGGCAATTAAATTAAAGATTGCTGACGAGGGTTGGGGTAGTGGATTACTTGATGATAATGATGATAACGAGTAGAATGTGAATATCAATCATCAAAACGGGGGTTTACATGGATGCAGTTGCTGTCGTGCGTATAGCGTTAGGGGTCATCTCAGACCGGTTATTAACTATTCTTGGATTAAGTCTGAGTTTTGGATTATGTTGCTGGACAATGTGGGACCCAAAATATGAAAGAGTGATTGTGGTTGCATTATTCAGCATCTACAGTTATATTTTACTTATTAAAATGGAGAGTAAAGATGAGCGATACAGGAACCAAACAAAAGAAATCTAACTTAGTTGTTGGTGATAATTTGTCATGGGGACAGAAATTTGCTGACCCAGTAAGACCACAAAAAATTTCCGACAACACCGGTATGAATGACAGATACCAATTAGGTAAAATGCCTAAAGGTGGTTTTCAGTCTGTTTGGGATTTTAATGACGGTCCTTATTCCACTAAATTATCTCCTACCAGCAAGCCAGAGAAGAAAGTGAAGTTCTAATATGGCAAATAATATTGCTTTTCAACCTCAAGGTAAAACTTATAAAGCAAACGTAACAACGGCTTCACAAACTATTACAGTGACTGCGGATAGTCCTTGTAATCAAGTGTGTGTTGCTAATCACCAACCTACTGGCTCTGGTGGTCAACCTGTTTATTTTACAGTGAGCAATTTAGCAAACGTAACAACTGCTGTACCGGTAGCTGGTACACCATCTTATTGTTTGGTATCTGTACCGGGAACAATTAAAGTGTTTACTGTACCGTATCAATTTTCTAGTTCAAATATGTATATTTCATTTATTGGTGAAGGTACATCGGAGTGTTATTTCACACCGGGCGAAGGTGTCTAATTATCGGGGGTTAATCTATATGCGTAGGTTAACAGATGGAAGATTACGGAATTGCGAGTGGAGTCAAGGGACTATCTGAGAGTCTCAACTCCACCAGAGAAGCTGGTAAAGAGCTTACTAAAACAATAGAAGGTATCCAACACGATGCCTTGGATGTGGCTCAACAAGAGTTACAACAACTCAAAAAGAAAAAACTCCTAGAAGAAGTAAGAGAAAATTCTCTTATATATCAAGCGATTGAAGAGTATGAATCGCAAAAAGCAATTATCATAGCAGAGAATAAAGCAGAAAAAGACTTTAAAGGCAAGTATGGTGAAAAGGAATGGTCTAAGGTATTAGAGTTAAAAACTGTTGTGGAAAGAGAACGTAAAGAGAATAAACTGTATTACGGACATAAATTAAAAGATGTTCAGAGAGTACAGCTATATTGTTGGTTTGCTGCTTTTGTAGTAACCTGTCTTTTGTATTATTTTAAACTTGTATGAACTGGGTGTTGTATTGGTTTGCTGTATTTTTGATTGAGTTATTTCTCATTGCTTACATTGTGTTTTTAGATTGGGAAATTAAACAATTAAAACGTAAGCCGATAAAATTTAAGATAACACGAACCGTAACGGAAGAACGAACCAAGAAAGAAATTGTGCGTGGATGATGACATATTCAAATGGTGGACAATTTTTGCGTTAATTTGTATGATGTTAATTATTCTCTTAAAGGATTGATATGGATTGGTTAGCTCAAATTGCTCCCGGAATTGCTACTGCATTGGGTGGTCCACTTGCAGGACTTGCTGTTACTGCCGTATCTAAAGCTCTCGGTATTGATGAAAAAGATGTTCAATCAACGATTGAGTCCGGTAAATTATCTGCTGACCAGTTGGCAAGTCTGAAACAAGCTGAGGTTCAATTGCAAGCAAGGGCGCAAGAATTAGGTTTAGATTTTGAAAAACTTGCAGTAGATGACCGTAAATCTGCAAGAGAGATGCAAACAGCAACTCATTCATGGTTGCCACCAACATTGTCCGTCATCGTTACAGCAGGATTCTTCGGTATTTTATTTGCTTTGATGACTGGATATGCCACTAAGTCAGATGAGTTAATGATTATGTTAGGTTCGTTATCAACCGGCTGGGCTGGTATTTTATCTTTTTACTTTGGTTCATCTGCCGGTAGTCAAAAGAAAGATGAACTATTACATCAAAGTACACCGACATGAAAGAAAATTACGAGTCCTCATTAGCGCACGTTCTCAAGAGCGAGGGATTGTGGAGTGACAACCCTCTTGACCCGGGAGGAGCTACGATGAAAGGAATTACCTTTGCGGTTTTTAAAGAATGGAAACGTAATCAATATCTTACAAAAGATGATTTAAAAAACATTAGTGACGAAGATGTACATGACTTATACAAACAACTCTATTGGGATAAGGTTCATGGTGATGACTTACCTAGTGGTGTTGATTACGCTGTATTTGATGCTGCTGTAAACATGGGTGTTGGTAGAGCATCTAAATTATTACAAGAGTCTGTTGGTGTTGCTGCTGACGGTGTGATAGGACAAGGTACATTACAAGCTGTCAATCAAGCCAATACACGCTCTTTGTTAGAAAATTTTGCTGCTGAAAAAACTGAATTTTACAAATCATTAAGTGCATTTAGTACGTTCGGTGCAGGTTGGTTAAATCGTGTGGCTGAAGTGAAAACCATATCGGAGAGTATGATTGGATAATCATTGGGTACTAGGTAGTAGTGGAGCGTCCTATGGCAAATAAGCCGAATCTTTCTGTTGGGAGAGGAGAAAAGCAATCCGTTTCTTCAGGAGGCGGTTTGACTGCCAAAGGACGAAAGAAGTATAACCGAGCAACAGGCAGCAACTTAAAAGCACCGCAAAAGTCAGGACCACGTCATAAGTCATTTTGCGCAAGGTCTCGTAACTGGAAAGGTCCAAGAGGTAAGGCTGCCCGTAGACGTTGGGGATGTCGTTAAGGCTGTTGTACAAGTTGTCCCTCAAACACATAGCTACCCATGTGAGCTAGGTTTATCCACGGTCCTGCCCATATCTTGATACCGTTATCTCTAGCTATCTTACAGAAGCCATAATCCTCAGATAAGAGACGTTCTGTACCTTCTTCAATAAAGACTG